TCAATGGTCGCCATCTTCCGCCTTCTTCCGTGGCCTGCCGCCGCCGACGCCTCGGCCGGGGCGGCTGGCATTCCACCGGTCGATGGTCTCCTCACGCCAGCCTCTGGCCTTGCCGACGACCACGTCCGGCTCGGGCAGCCTGTAGCGTGCCAGTGCGCCTTTGGTGATTCCGAGGCGTTCGGCCACCTCGGTCATACTCAGATAGCGTTCAGTCATCCTTGCCGCCCCGTCTGTCCATGGCGAGCGTGGCAAGGCTCCAGATGCCGGCCGCGAGTCCGAACAGTCCGGCCTGCCATGGTTTCCCAGCGAAGCCGAGCATGGCCGACAGCAGGCCGCATGTGATGCCGCAGACGGCGAATATGGTGCTTGTTTTCATGATGGCCATGAAATAGGATGGAACCGGGGTTCCGGGCACTAGGTCTGCTCGGAACCCTTTCGTCATCTCTTATGGCGTGGTCGGCGCCGTATCGAGATGATGAGCGCCGCCAGTGCGATGATGTTGCTCACCACCGAGCTGATGGCGGTCACGATGTCCGTCCATTTCATGTTCACCTCCTTTCCGTTGACATAACTATTATAACAAAGTATGTAAAGTAATGCAAGTCAGAACACGACGAAACACGCTCACCAAAATCATCAAAATGTGTCAGGATTATCCAGATTGTGAAGAAATGTAGACGATGCCGCGCGCTCGCATGTAGTTTGAAAGACAAGGCAAGGGAAGGGCGTGCGATGAAGTCGATGACATATGGAGAGGCGAGACAGATTGCACGCGATCTCGCGAGGATACATTGGAGAACTACTGGTCCGGCTCATACCCGGTGGATCCGGTAGCGATAGCACGGAGCGCCGGGATAGAGGTTTACAGCTCACAGCTTGGGGTGGATACATGGGGCATGCTTGTCGGCGGCGACAACAGTGTCACCATGTACCTTGACAAGGACCAGCCGTTGAACAGAATGCGCTTCAGCGCTGCGCATGAGCTTGGCCATTATATGACACACACCGCATCTGATGAACGGCTCGCGGATTATGTCAAGCTGATACCAGCCGGCAAAGGATACGTGGACAAACGTAGCGACGCCGGACGTGGGAACCTCTTCGAGGTGATCGCGAACGAATATGCCGGGGCACTTCTCATGCCGGAGCAGGAACTGCGGAGAATGGCGAAAGCCGACGACAGCAACATATCCATAGCGAGAGCCTTCCGTGTATCCGTGGATGCCGTCGCATACAGACGAAAGATCCTCGCGCTGTGACGAAGGAAGAGGATTACTTCGGATGGGCCGACGCGTCGGATGACGACGGCATCCCATCCATCGATGACGATTTCGCGCAGATCGATGACATGCCTCCAAGGGATGACGATTCACAGATCGACAAACTGCCGGATGATCTAGGTATGGAACATTCCTCCCAACCAGTCTCCGAAGACGCAAGCATGAGCATGCTGCTCAAAGCTGCTGGGTGGCATCCGTTCCTCCACCTATTCGTCAGAATCTCGAACATGCTATACGGAAATTATCCAGAATGGCAACGCCCCAACATCCTCGCATCAAAGCACAGACGCATGTTCTGGTACTCATGGATAAGCGATCAAATAGTCCAGTGGCTATGTGTATTGGGAGTCCTGGCATTCGTCGCCGTCACTGCATGGAAAGCACTTTTCGCATAAACAAACCCCGGCGCTCGCGGTATGCGGGTGGCCGGGGTCATTTTTATAAGGAATCCGAAGGGGTATAAGGCTCTATAAGCACGTATAAAGGCGTATAAATTATTGCACGCACACGCCGGAATCGTACAATAGCTGCCGGTAGTCGTTCAACACCTGGATGGTGACGCCCAATTCCACTGCCATCATCCACGTATTGCCCTCGTACACCGTCTCGGCCATGCCGTAATCCACCGGCGATATCAACGTCAGCGCGGTCTCCCTGCGGCAACGGCGCTCGCATTTGATTCCGGCTTGGCTGCCACATCCGGGGTCGTGGTGTCTGGCGTGGATGAGCTCATGGCACAACGTGCAGCGGCGTTGGCGCTGGTTGAGCCAGTCGGCTAATAGGATGAGTCCATGCCGGTCATCGTACAGTCCGCATATGTCGCGTGGAAGGTCACGCGACACGACCGACAGGCCCATGGATTCCGCATGCTCGATCAAACCTGAAATCGTTTCGATTTTAAAAATCCTCTTTCATAGGTGTGGTGCCCACACCCATACGCGCACGCAACGCTTCGGAGGCCCTGAACTTGAGTGGACGTTTCCCGACAAATTCGATGAGACCCGCGCTCGCAAGTTCATCCACGTATTTGCGGACTGTCTGCTTCGTCAGCCTGAGGTCGACTTCAGCGTCTTCGAGCGTCATGGACTTGGTGGTGTCAAACAGCTCCTCCTGCATGACCGCGTAAAGAAGCAGCGTCGCATTCTTGGACATCGCATGCTCATTCCGCAGTTCGTCGCGCAGGTCGGTCGCCTTGCCAAGCTGGTCGATCTTGATGCCGAGTTCCTCGATCAAGGACTTCTGCGCGCGTTCGATGAATCCGAGGATGGTGTATACGAAGAACGTGAGTTCCCCGCGGTTGAGCTTGTCCTCGGCCTCTGTGAAAGCCTTGTAGTATTCGTTCTTGTTCGCCGCGATTGTCTTGGAGAGGGACAGCACGGTGGGCAGTGTGAGGTCATGGCTGAGATAGAGCGCGAGCAGATACCTGCCGGTTCTGCCGTTTCCGTCGTAGAACGGGTGGATGTATTCGAACAGGAAGTGGCTGGCGATGGCCCTCTGCAGGAACGGTATGGTATCCGAACGGGCGAGGTCTATCATCTGCGCCAGCAGTGCCGATATCCGGGCCTCGCCGCTGACTCCGCTATGGATGACCGTGCCGTGCGGTCCTTGCACTTCCACGTCGCCTTTCCGGAACAGTTCCCCGTCGGGCCTGTCCTTGTCTTCGATCTCGTCGAGGGCGATTTTGTCGTAGATGTCCCTGATATCCTCAAGGGTCTTGGGCAGTTCGACATCGTGGTCGGTGAGGTTGAGATACAGTTTCGCGAACTCGCCGAACCGAGCCTTCTCCATATCGCCGTCGGCCTTGGCCTGCCGGGCGGCGGCCACGGCCGCTTCCGTCTCCTTACGTGTCGACCTGACGCCTTCCATCTCGTTTGTGGCGAGCAGCTCCTCGGATATGGCGTGGTGGATGTAGTTCCACCGCATGACTCCTGGGATGCTTTTCCACATGGCCGATACCCGGCGTTCGGCGAGAAGCACCTTCTGTGTGAGCATGCACATGCAGCGCGGTGTGGCGATGAACAGTTCGCCCAGGGGCGTGCCGATTCCGGTCGCGAAGGTGGAATCGTCCTCGAGGCGCTGTTTGGCGAGCCTGTCGTGGTTGGTGTAGGAGTCCGCGCTCCTGTCGGCGTGGAACAGTCTCGCCAAAGTCTTATATTCCATGCTCATTAAGGTCACCGCTTTCTCAAATACAATTCTATTTGATAGAAATGATAAACTATGAGTCAATATTAGTCAAGATAAAGTGCTTAAAGATGAATAATAGCAATTAGCGTCCGTCCATTACCCTACTCATCGGGCGTCTCGGCTTCGAGGCGTGCGTTCGGATCCGTGTTGGCGGCCATGTCATAGTCTTCGGGGTGTGCGGCGATACGGTCGATGAGATCATCGGTGATCTGGTTTTGGCGCTCGCGGTGTGCGGGCGCCGTGGTCTTTTTCATTGCATGCACACGCCGAAATCGCGGAGCAGCTGCCGGTAGTCCATCAGCACCTGCACGGTCACACCCAACTCCACGGCCATCATCCACGTATTGCCCTCGTACACCGTCTCGGCCATGCCGTAATCCACCGGTGATATCAACGTCAGCGCGGTCTCCCTACGGCAACGGCGCTCGCATTTGATTCCGGCTTGGCTGCCGCATCCTGGGTCATGGTGTTTGGCGTGTATGAGCTCGTGGCACAACGTGCAGCGGCGTTGGCGTTGGTTGAGCCAGTCGGCCAGCAGGATGAGCCTGTGCCGGTCGTCGTACAGGCCACATATGTCGCGTGGGAGGTCGCGCGATACGATTGACAGTCCCATGGATTCCGCGCTCCGATGAAGGTCCGCAACGGTCTTGTTATCCACATTCCTCTCTTCCGAAAGTATTGTTTTTCGAGAAGTACTTTTTTGCTGTTTGTCAAGTTCTGTTTGACAGTTGGAGTGTCGTATGTGATATTTGAATCAGCTCATCTACCAAGTTGTAGAAGGAGTCTCCGGGGTCGCTGCGGCGGCCCTTGCTTTTTATTGAATGCAATTCCCGTCCAGGCTTGACTGATCGTATTCTTTCAGCAGTTTGTTGAAGCTGTGGTCATGATCGACGTAGTAGGCGGTGACCAGCATGCAGTAGCCTTTTTCCTTATGCGGTTCCAATACGACTAGATACCGTTCTGGTTCAATGAGGATATACAGCTTATCGCGGCCATGCTTATGCTTCCTCCAGATTAATGGCGCATCGCATGTTTCATAATGGCATTGCGGGCAATCCTTTGCGTCGTCAATCGTCTTTCGCGGAAACCTGATTCGTTCGCATCTACGCAGATCAACGTTCCTGTCACCGGTCGCGTGGTCTTCGACGCTTGTGATGTGGAAGAACCCGGCCCATTTTCCGTCGGTCTCCTCTCTCTGGCGGCGCACGGAGACCCTCAGACCGTCGAATGATGGGTGTGAATCTATGAAGTCCTGCCTGAAGATTGCGTAAATCCTATCCTCGTATACGGCGAAGTCTTCTATCGGGGATTTGGGCACGAGCTCCGGTATCCAATGCGGTGTCATGCGTTCCGTCCTTCCCAGACGAAGATGTTGAACTTTCGCGTGCCCAGGGTTGTTGACTGGGTGAGACGGAGCTTTGATTTCATGCGTATGTAGTCGATGATTTCAGCTTTCGCGCCCGATGGTTGGGGGATGGTCGTCCGGTTCGCCCTGCAGACGGCCCCGTTGATCACATCGGTGATCTGCATCATCTGCACTTCGTCCGAACGGATCGGCTGCACTTTCTTGATGCACTCGTGGTTGAAGTCGTAGTGGCTGTTCGCCAGCACTTCCTCAAGTTTCTCGGTACGTTGCGCGGAATGCGTGTCCTTGATGTCCACGTACACGTTGTAGGTGTTCGTGGAGTCGAACAGCCTGTTCAACATGGTGAAATACATCTTGTAATACCAGTCGTTGTGCGACTGTGACCATGCCTCATGGTTCAGGCGCGTCTTCTTGGCCACCAGAACGCGGAACCTCATGTCGTCATCCAGGAAGAAGCAGTTCAGTAGGTCCTTGTAAAGGTCGATTTTCGGCATGCTGGCCTTCGTCCACTTCACTTCCGTACGTGCCTTGACGCCGTAACGTGCCTTGATCTGGAGGATGTTTTCCGTGATCTCCTGCTTTTTATCCTTGGGAATGATGAGGGCTCCAAGGACCATGACATCGCTGTCGTCATGTTCCAGATGACAGCTCTCGTCACAATACAGGTTGTATTCGGTCATTCGTGTTCCTTTCAATCCATCAATCGTCAGGCGTCTCGGCTTCGAGGTGTGCGTTCGGATCCTTGTTTGCGGCCATGTCATAGTCTTCGGGGTGCGCGGCGATACGGTCGATGAGATCATCGGTGATCTGGGATTCGCGCTCGCGGGCCTCATTGCGCGCGGCTCTAGCAATGAATTTCTCGGCTTCCTCAATGAGTTCATGTGGATTAATACCGAAAACGTCTGCTAGCTGAGCTATTTGCGTTACTTTGATGTCGCGCTCGTTTTTCAGCATTCTGATTAGCGTTCGTTCTGGTACGCCAGACTTCTCCGAAAGCTCTTTGATGGTTAATCCTGCTGCAGAACGTTCTGCAGCAATTGCTTTAGCTGTTGCTTCATTAATGTCCATATGGACAGTATAACGACTGTAAATTTGCTAACAACTGCCCGTCTGGGCGTGTCGCACTTGCATACTGCCCAAATGGGCATTAGTATGCAAAGCATGGACAGCATGAAGTATTCAGCAACAGTTGCAAAACGAGTTGACAAGGCTCTTTCCAGTGCGAAATTCAGCGTTTCTGAGGCGTCGGAGAAGTCTGGAATCCCTCGAGTCACATTGACAAGGAGGCTTAGATATCCAGCGTCATCGCCATTCACTGTTCGTGAATTGCATCAAATTGCTGAAGCGATTGGGTGTGATGTCAGTGAGTTCTTCGTCGGAGACAAAAAATCATAAGTCGCCGACGCATGAATTGAAAGGAAGGTTTTTATATGGAAACGATAACGACTTGGTTCTCCATCGCCTGCGCGGTGGTGAGCATCATCACGATCTTCATCAATCTGTGGCTCAACAGCTAACGACGCAACAGAAAACGAGCCACGCGTTCTCTTCTAGTGGATTGGACGAAACCATGTATCTCAAGTTCGTTAATAGCCGGTTTGCCGGCATCATATTCATCCTTGGACACCTTACGTGGTTTGCCGAGTGGGATGAGACGGTCAACGAGACGTTGCCCGTCAACGACGTCCCACCGGAAATCCTGCTTGAGGTATTGAGGCTTACGGGTCGGCGAATCCATCCAATAGACACGGAACCAACAGCTTTTCGCCGGAGTGACACCATCCAGAAACAGTTTGGATTCCGGATCATCGAGCAATGCGTAGACAGCACCACGCGGTTCCACGAACGCGAATTCGGCGCCGATGTCTTTTGCCTGGCCATGTGGCGTGTCCAGGTATTGGATCGCCTGCACAGAGCAGCCCAAGGCGAACAGTTTGACTCCAGCCGCCTGCATCTCACCGTTGTTCGTCAACGCAAACATGTGACCGATCCCATCGGATTTCGCAAGATCGTCATCCGCGTCCTTCAGGAACCGGTTGAAATCAATGCGTTCTTCCTTGCCATGTACGGGGATGCAAATCCAATGCGCGGCCGGCCTGCGCTGCCAATTGCGGAACGTAATCCACACGTTGACGGCCACTGCCAGAAAAGACAAGGCAGGGGACAACAACGATACCCACAAGGGACTGGCGCTCATAAATCACTCCGCAATCAGTGGAACACGGTCAACGTGTACCACGATACCGCAGAAACGCGTCATGGGAATGCATGACCACCAATGAAAACGATTCTAAGGAGAATCCGAAATGATGACTACCAAGAAAACGATGATTACCGAAATCGATCTTTATGAGTTGACGGACAAGCAGTTTCAAGCGCTCGGCGAACTGCTCGGGGAGGATCCACTGGAGATGGCCGCTCTCGATGTGCAACCGATTCGTGTGGTGTATTCGCCGGGACAAGATCTCACTGCGGTCAGGTACATGAAAATGCGGCAGGTCAAAGGCAATCAACTCGGCCATATCCTCGGCATCACGACCGGTGGTACGGAGGGACCGGTTTCATCACAAAGAAACGATGGGATAGATCGTCGGGAAGAGCCCAGGTGATGCGTACGTCATCGTTGGTGCTGATTGCCAAGCCCCGCTCAAGGAACAGGAAGCTTGTCTCGGAACCACGGGAGATGTCGCCGAGCTCGTATTCCTTGCCGTCGGGAAGCTCGATCCTCACATCCTTGGCGTCGAACGGATTGTTGTTCGCGACGGAATGTCTGAGGTTATGCACCTGGCGAAGCTCCCACTTTGGAACGGACGCCTCGTCTTCCTGGATGGTCGCTTGGCGTTGCAGGGCGTCAGCCTGTGACTCAAGGGCACGCACCTGATCGCGAAGCGTTGAAACCGTGGCATTCGACGCTTCGAGCTGCTCCCGCAACAGTTTGATGTCTTCCTCGCGGTCCTTGTTCCGTTCTTTCGAACTCTTGTGTTCGACGACCCATCCAACGACCGTCACGACCAGCGTGAGAACGAATGCGGCGAATTCGATGCCGTGCTGTGAAAACCAATCAGTCATGAAAACGATTCTAAGGAGAATCTAATGAACAACGAAATCCAACGATTCGATTTCAAGGGCGCCTCATTGCGCACCTTGACCGATGAGGCGGGGGAGCCTTGGTTCGTCGCCAAGGACGTATGCGACATCCTCGGCCACTCAAACGTGAGTATGGCGCTTGATCGTCTCGATGATGACGAACGGTCTAAGTTCAACTTAGGGCGTCAGGGTGAGACCAACATCGTCAACGAAGCCGGCCTCTACGTGCTTGTGCTTGGCTCCCGCAAGCCGGAAGCTCACGAGTTCAAGCGTTGGGTGACTCACGAGGTCCTTCCGTCCATCTGCAAAACCGGCGGCTACATCCCGACGTCCGAGTCGGATTCGGATGAGGACATCATGGCCAGGGCCGTGCTCGTCGCGCAGAAGACCATCAAGCAAAAGAACCAGCAGATCGCCTTGCAGCAGTCGCGCATCGACGAACTCCAGCCCAAGGCGTCCGCGTGGGACAACTTCGTCGATATCGACGACGCGCTTTCCGTTCGTGATTCCGCGAAACTGCTCAGCAACCTGGGTAGGCATGTCGGGCAGACGGAACTGTTCGAATGGCTTGACCGGCATGACTGGATTTTCCGTGAGAACAAGCATTGGTCCGCGTGTCAGAGCCGTATCAACGCCGGGCATCTGATGATGGTTCCGTCGAAGTCGCATGGGACGCACAAGGACGGGACTCCGTTCGCGTTCCCGCCGACGGTGAAGGTCACGAGGAAGGGTCTTGCCCTGATCGCCCGCCGGTTCGGCGAGGAGACGCTCCAGCTCGAATATCCGAAGGCGGGCGCGTGATGGGTATCTATGAAATACGCCGCCGCCAGCTGAGGAACGGATTCTACACCGGCGGCGACTACACCAGTGTCGTCAAGGCAGCAAGGCTCACCTACGGACTTGGCGAATCAACAACTTCGTCTCATCAACGGATTTATCCAGAAGCGTCATCGCATACGCGAGGTCGTTCAATCCCTTCGCAAGCTCACGCTGTGAGTAATCCGTCGCCGAATTGGAGGCGTTGTTGAAATGCGTTTGCGCGGAATAAAACCAGCTTGTCGCATTACTCATAATTCTTCTCCTAACTGTTCGGCCCGCACGTCGGAAATGCGGGATGACACCGATTTTAGGAGGGGGTCGGGCGGTTCTCCTAACGCCGCCCGGCATCACACACGCAAAGGAGGTGCGTGATGGTCTTGCAGCAGATGATGACCACCACGCAGGTGGCGAGGCTTTTCGGGGCCGAGACGCCGGAGGAGATTCGGACGCGGCAGGGGTATCTGGCCCAGTTGCGTTTCCGTGGACAGGGTCCTCGGTTCGTGAAGCACGGGCGGATGATCCTTTATCCGGAAACGGCAGTGGCCGAATGGCTTGAGGAAGGCGAGACGAATTGCACAAGGAGCATTGCATGAACGACATTCGCAAGGCGTGCGTGAGGGCCGTGTTCGACGAATTCGAGATCCAGGGCGAAATAGTCCACCCATTCAAGGACGTGGATGCGGAGGCCATGAGGTCGCTCGGCCACATCGTCGGCTACATCGACCTCGACGTCACCGGAATCGTGGACCTCATCATCGACACGATCAACAAGGAGCTGTGATGACACTCAGGAGAATCGACGCGGAAACGCTGCTGACACCACCAGCACCGCCGAGGGACACGGTGATCATGTTCGGCTTGACCGGCTACGCGATTCGCGTCACGGGCAAGGGCGCCAGCCTCATGGAGCTCGACGTCGACGGAAGCCACGAGCTGGCGAGCATCGGAAAAGACCAGGCAAGGAAATTCATTCAAAGCATCGGAGGCGCAAGATGACCGACAACGACTATCGCATCGAGGACAGGTCCGAAAAAGGGAGGCCGAACTACACGCTGCGTCGTGTGAAGTTCGCGGCCGCCGTGATCGGTCTGGTCGTGAGCGTGACGCTCATGCTCACCTGGCATGGCGGCGGTCTGACGGGCGCGCTTGTGGTGGAGGGCGTGTATCTGGCCACGGCCCTGTGGCTGACGGTCAGGTTCGCTCCGCGCGATGACGTGGATGGCGTCTGACCGTATCCGCCGGCGTACAAGGATGCAGACGGATGGCGGAGGCGTGGGTCCCTTCATCTCACATTGCATTTCACGCATGCACTCTCACGTCTTCCGCCGTCACACCGTCCGCTGCGGGTTCGAATCCCGCCGCCGGCGCTTGGCCGGACCGTCAACGCCGCCCGCATCCCCGCTTCGACAAGCTTTCTCGGGGGTGTGGGAACGATGGGTGCGATTATTTGCTGTCATGGCGCCCAGCGGTCCGGCTCATATCAATCAATCTCATATCAATCAAGGTCAAGGGAGGAACCGATGAAGGAGATTCTGCCGCATTGGCATTTCAGTCCGAACGCTCCGGTCAAGGACGTCGACGAGAAGAGGATGACGCGTGGCGACAGGGCCGTGGCGGAGGCGTGCCGTCGGGCGATGGAGACCGAGGCGTGGAAGGAGCTGGTGATCCTCGAATCGTTGGGCGTGCGTTTCAACGGACTGGTGGGCCGGTTCGTGTCCGAGGTGGCGTCTCCGGTGTTGGAGGTGATGCCTGGTGACAGTTTCCATCAGGGCGCCGCCGCGCAGTTGACGCACATGGTGAAGACCAGGGATGGTGGCGAGACCATCCGCATCATCAAGACTCTCGCCGTGAAAGGTAGGTTCTGATGGCTGGCGAAACGATTATTACCGTGGTGGGCAACCTCACGGCGGATCCGGAGATTCGTACCACTGGTAGCGGCGCAGCCGTTGCCAGCTTCACGATTGCCTCAACCCCGCGCACTTGGAACCGTAACACGAACCAGTTCGAAGACGGTCAGGCTTTGTTCATGCGCTGCTCCGCGTGGCGCGACATGGCCGAACATTGCGCGCAAAGCCTGGCAAAGGGCATGCGTGTGATCGCCCAGGGAAGGCTGACACAGCATTCGTGGGAGGACGAGCAGCATCAGAAGCGTTCTTCCATGGAATTGCAGGTGGACGAGATCGGCCCTTCCTTGCGGTATGCGACGGCGCAGGTGGCCAAGGCGCAGAGGGGTACGGCTGGAGCGTATGGGAATCCGGCTTCCATGCCGGCGGGCTATACGGGCGGAGCCACCGCTGCCGGTGCCTCGTTGCCGCCGTCCGACCCATGGGGCTCGCCACAGGGTGAATCGTCGTCGTTCGGTGATTTCGGCAAGCCGGAATCCGAACCGGAATTCTAAGGAGGAATCATGGGCATCACCATAGAGGATCTGCCCGTCGAGGATTTGCATCCGAATCCGAACAATCCACGCAGGCAGGTGGGCGACGTGGCCGATCTGGAGGCGAGCATCCGCTCGCAGGGCATCAAACAGCCGCTCCTGGTCACGCCGACGGGAGAGACCGACATCGACGGGCATGCGCAGTACCGCGTCGTCATTGGCCATCGCAGGCTCGCCGCCGCCAAACAGGCCGGACTTGAGTCCGTGCCGGCGATCATCGAAAGGATGGACGCGCGGAGGGAACGCGAGGTCATGCTGGTTGAGAACTCGCAACGCTCCGATTTGACGCCCATCGAGGAGGCCGACGGCTATCAGGGGCTCCTCGATCTAGGCGTGGGCGTCAAGGAGATGGCCGAGAAGACGGGACGCAGCGACCGGTTCGTCCGCAGACGGTTGAAGATAGCCAGAATCCCGCAGGAGACGCGCGACATGGCCTCCGACTTCAGCCAACTGACACTCGACCAATTGGACAAGCTCGCCGAATTCGAATCCGACCCCGACATGCAACGCGAGCTCGCACGGTCCACCGACTTCGAATGGACGTACCAAAGGCTCGTCAGAGAACGCGACAAGACGAAATGGTGCGGTGAGGCCGACAAGGCGCTCGCGAAGGCCGGCGTCAGGGTCGAGTCCTTCCCGGACGGGAAGAACTATTGGACGTTCGAACCGCGCGGCTACAGGCGGCATAACATCATTTCCTCCACTCGGGATCCGTTCTGGAAGCAGTTCACGAGCGAGGACGGGTGGCCGGAATTCTGCGTCTTCAAGAACCACGGCGACTACTGCCTGTACGAGCCGATTCCACTCGACCAGCTCGAAAGGGAGAAGAACGCGAAAACCGAACGCCAGGCCATCATGGCACGGGGGAAGGAACTCGACCGCAAGGCCAGGGACTTCGAGGCGATCGCGAGGGACACGCGTTTCGCATGGCTGAAAACCAACCTCCACACGCTCACCCGCGAACAGACAGTGGCGGGAATCTGCGAACTCGCGCTCGCTGAGACGGTCGGCTGGCATTCGATGTTCGTGAGCCAGCCAAGCCATGGCGAGGGTGTCGTGGAGACGCTCATCGGTTTTGGATGGAATCTGCCGATCACTGAGCATGACGACGACCACTGGTCGTTGGAATGCAAGGAGAACCTCGACCAGATCCGCATGGTGTTGAGGGACAGGCCGCTGCGGATCCTCGACGTGCTGGCCGCACGCCAGGAGGACAACGCCGATTGGCGTGCGTGGCGCACCATGCGCGGCGTTGATGAGATGTGCGTCTGGTACGGCGCATTGGAACACCTCGGATACCAGCCCAGTGCGGAGGAGCGCGAGGCACTCAAGGGCGCGATGGCCGAAAAGGAGCAGGAATCATGAGTATGAAGGCATTGGAGTGGGCCATGTACGACGTGCCCGCCGAAATGGCCAAAGGGTCGCTTCTCCGCATCCTCCTCGCGCTCGCCGACCACGCCGACACCGAAGGCCGTGGCGCGTTCCCATCCCAGAAGCGCCTGTGCGCTCTCACCGGGTACAGTCGCCGCACCATCCAGCATGGATTGCACGACCTGGAGGCATCCGGATTGATCGTCAAGGGCGACCAGAGGCTCACCGAACACTACGGACGCCACCGTCCGATCGTATGGAACCTCAGCATGGAGGATTTTAGAGGCGCAAAAACTGCGCCCCTAAAAAAGAACGAATCCGAGGCGCAGCATACTACGCCCCAAAACAGCCAAGAGGCGCAATTAGGGGCGCAAAAAACAGCCGTTAGAGGCGCAATTAGGGGCGCAGTATCACTACGCCCAAACCTATATAAGGAAGAAAGTTATATAGAACCTAGAGAGAGTAACGCGCGCGCGAGAAAACAAATCCCAATACCAGCCGACTGGAAACCCTCTGAGGAACACCAGGCGCTCGCCGACAGGCTTGGCATCGACTGCGACATCGAGGCCGACAAATTCCGCGACAGGGCCCTCGACTCGGGAGCCCGCTCGGCCGACTGGAACGCGAAATTCCGCAACTGGCTCGTCAAAGGCAAGGAACGCGGATTCGCCACGCCAAAGGATTCCAACGCTCGCCGACGGTATACGTGGGGTAGTGAAGAGGTCAAACGGGTTCTCGGCCCGATCGCCTGCGAGGGCACGGACACGTACATGGAGCTCGCATGCAGGGTCGCGGACCTGCTCAACCAGGGCGTGGATCCGGACATGCTGCGCCGTCAGCTCGCGAACGTGCCCGGCGACGTATTGGCCGAACAATTGTTTGAACAGGAGGCGGCGGCATGAACGCCATGACCATCGCACACATGGCCGGCATCCTCACCTCGGCCATCCAAGCCGCGGACCGATTGGAACTCGACGCACTCAAAGGTCCGGCGCTCGCCGATATGGACCTTGACCTCGTCCGCGATATCAAACGCGACTGCTCGACCTGCATCAACCTGCTCGACCAACTCGGAAAGGAACAACGATGAGCGACCGGCAATTCCAGGAATCGAAACGCGTCGCCTTGCAACGTCAGGGCTGGCATTGCATGCGTTGCGGACGCAACCTGCACGACCCGACCGTCTGGCCGGGCAGGAGCGGCCACCACCGGCAGTTGCGCCGACGAGCCAACCCGACCATGCGCGACCTGCCGAGCAACATCGTCGAACTGTGCGGGTCGGGCACGACCGGCTGTCATGGTTGGGCGCACGCGCATCCGGCCGAGGCGGAACGGTTCGGCTACATCATCCCGAGCTGGTGCGCTCCGCTCAGCGTGCCGATACGCGACTGGAACGGCGACTGGTGGTGGCTGTTGGATGACGGCACGGCGCAACGGCTCACGCAAATCGAGATCATCGAATGGCAAAGCGATTGGAAGGAAGAATCATGAGGAAACAGGACGAAGACCTGAACGTGAAGCCGGAGGCGCTGCTCTGGCTTGATTTCGAAACGACCGGTACGGACAGGAATGACAGTCTGCCGTTGGAGGTCGGCATGGAATGCACCGACGTGCTGGGCGAACATTCGTATGGATCCCTGCATCGCATCATCCGTCCGGACTGTCTCGACCTGTTGGACATGAGCCCGATAGTGTTCTCCATGCATACGGACAACGGCCTCCTGTTCGAACTGTTGAACGGTTCAGCCGGGAACGACTGCGTAGAAGCGGTCGCGAACGCCGTGGAGGAGTATCTCGACTCCCTGTCGCAACGCTTCACGCTGGTTCCGGCTGGAACGAACGTGGACTTCGACATCGACTTCCTGAAACGTCTCGATATGAACCCGGATAGGTGGCTGTCCTACCGCAAGTTCGACCTGACCACGCTCCGCCGCTACCTCACGTTCCTGGACTGTCCCGAGGATCCGTACGAGGGGCATCGTGGATCGCACAGGGTGCGCGACTGCATACGACGCGACATCAACGACTACAAGTGGTACCGCAAGCTTCTGAAGGGAGCATGGTGATGACAGCGGTCTCCATGATGCTCCTGTGCGCGGCCGTCCTGGTCGCTTGGATCGGAGGCCGGCCATGACGGTCCAGACGCACACGGCGTGGCGGTACCGGAATCCCGCCGACCTGATCGGCCGTCGATGCATCGCGCTCACCCACAATGACGTCACGTTGGACGGCCCATTGGATCTGATCCGGTTGAGCCCGGTCCACGCGGTCCTGAAATACCGAGGCATCGGCCTGCACGTCATCGACTGCGACCTCCGCCACCACACGAACAAAACCTCGGACGGCATCCGCGCCGTCGTCATCACGGAAAGCAAACCATGAAACACGCCACATCACATGCCAGGAAATGGCATAGGACCAGCCCATGCCCATACTGCGGCACGAGAAAACCCGGCATCGAACCCTGCGCCCGAATCATCGGAGCCACGATGCACTGCATCTGGATCGCCAAATGCCATGGATGTCCGAACGCCATCTGGATCAAAACACCGGACGACGACATCAAAACCGCGATCCGCGGATGGAACCGATACGCCAACGGCGAATGGCGCAAACACCAGGAGGAAACGAAATGAGAAAAACAACACGCATCACACTCGCCATCACCGTCATATGCATGGCGCTCGCCGGATGCGGAAGCGCGTCGGAGCCTTCCGCGCCAGCGCATGAGGTCAGGTCAATCGACTCGCAATGCTCCGACATGGACGACGAATTCCGTGAATGCGTCATCACCCTGACCGACACGAGGAAAGTGGACTGCGTCGTCTACTCGGGCTACAAGCAGGGCGGCCTGTCATGCGACTGGGACCATGTGAGCGGCGCGGACAAGGAGCCGGAGCGATGAGCTACAACGTCGTCACCCAGGAAGGCGTCAGAAAGTTCGAGAACATCGACGATGCCGGCGACTACGCGCAGGCCATGTCCTTGAGAACTGGCGAACCGGTCAAGGTGTTCCATGCCGAGACCGGGCTGGTCGCATTCACGGTCAAAACAAAGAAGGAAACGAAATGAAAGTGAAGAAAACCCTCATGGGCATGATCGTCAAATGGCATCAGGCCGGATACAGCCTCGATGAGATCTCGCCACTCGTACCGCAAATCCCCAAAGAGGAAATCAAAGCGATCATCCAACAACACCACGAATAACAAGAAACCCGACCTTCCGGCCGGGCTCCTGACACCACCAGAAGACTACCACGCCGGAGGGAATCGAACAAATGAACGAACAAAACAACGAATCCCAACCAACACCAAACCAGACACAACCACCACAAAACAACCAAAACAAGCCAGCGCTCGCCGGTGTGTGCCTCGTCTGCGGCGGAGAATGCGCTGTTGGCGACACCATGTGCGCGAGATGCGATGGGCTGATGCGCGGCTGGCTGCGGGAATATCCAGCATGGTTGGATTCGCTGCATGAGTTCCTGGACTCGACCGCGCACTACGGAGGCCGCCAGCCTGGACGCGTCAACCTTCCAGCCGCGCCGACGCCAATCCGATTGCCGGTGCTCGACCACATGCAGGAGGTCGGGGACATGGCGGTCGCATTGTGGCGCAGACTGTACGCGCCATCGGCGATGCCATGGGCGAACGGCCGGATCCACCCGTCCCTGCTGGAATGTTTGAGCGTCTGCGCCGCATGTCCACGGTTGAACCGGCTTCCGGACATCGACATCATCTGGCATGACTGGGAATCCTTGGCGCGCAAGACCTTGTCCATCATCGACGTGCCGCTTTCCAAGCATGGCATCGGCAGATGCCCGAACCCATTGTGCGGTGTCGAACTGTCGGCGCCCATCGACGCGGTCGAGGTCACCTGCCCCGTATGCGGCGGCACTTACCGCGTGGTGGACGTGCGGCTCGGCTTCCTGAAAGAGTGCATCGCATCCGGCAAAGCGTTCACGGCAGGGGAATGCGCCGAACTCCTGCGCGAATGCGGGTTCCAATGCGGCGTGAACACGATCTACTCGTGGCGCAGTCGTGGCAGGATCCAACCAGCCGGCAAGAACGGGAAGGGACAGCCGCTCTACCGTCTCGCCGACGTGCACAGGCAGCTTTCCCGACGCGACTCGATTTGACGTTTCTCGAAGTGCAAGGCATAATTGTCAGTGGATTAGAGGGTTCAAACCGAAGACATGCGGTTTGAACCCTTTTCATATCCACCTTGGATTCTCCTAACTCCTTGGGTTGCGTAACACTGTCCTGTCCGAACGGCATATCGGACACGCTCCGCCCACTCCACGTCAGAGTGGGCATACACCAACAGTGGCAGGCAAGCCAATCCCGCGCTTACGTGATGCGGTGATGCTCAAACCGCCTGTCCATGCCTTCGTAGGAATCAGTGGCAGATCGCACCGGTCGCAGATCTTCGGATCCTCTTCCTTGCGGCCGCGTGTATGCGCGGGTTCGACTCCCGCCGAAGGCACCTATCCCACCTGACCTTGGTGGACGGATGGTGGCATATGCGCAATCAGATGCATTGGAACAGCAGCGACAGAAGATTCAGGCTGCCCGACGATTGGGAGAGCCGCAGGGCCATGGTCAAGGCTCGGGCGCATGGACGCTGCGAAGCGAGGATTCATGCGAAGGATTGTGATGGAATCGGGACGGATTGCGATCACATTATTCTTGGAGACAACCATTCCTTGGAGAATCTGCAATGGTTGAGTTATGCTTGCCACAAGGCGAAGACGGCGCGCGAGAGCGCTGAAAGGAACAGAAGATACAAGAGACTGAGAAAGCATCCGAATGAACGGCACCCTGGCCTGATCGGCCGCTGATTGAGGTGTCGATACCGGTGGGGGAGGACTCCGCCGGCGCCAAGGCCTAACCGCCGATAGCAACTCAGGTCGTACGTACGCTTCTCCGTCCCGTTTTTCGCGCTTCGACGTTTTTCCATCGTTTCATCGAGATGGTTCCGCATATCCCTGTTTTTGCGACGTACAGGCATGGCACAGCTTTTCGCGACGCCTTCCACGTTTTTCCGGACAAACGTTTTTTACTAATGTCACGAAATAACAAAAACGGTTGAAAATACTGGTATACAGCGTTTTCTGAGAGAAAAACAAATATAATGGGGAGTATGAACACCTGCGAAACATGCGGAATCGAGCTCCCCGAACAGACCGGTCGCGGCAGACGCCGCCGCTACTGCTCCGACGCATGCCGGAAACAGGCCAACCGCAAAAAGCTCAACCCTCCGGCGCGCATGGCATTGGTCGACCGATGGGTCAGATGGCGCAAGGTGGTCCGAGGCGACGGAACGACGAAAATCCCACTGACGATAGACGGCGCCGTGGCGTCCAGCACCGATCCGGACACGTGGAGCACGTTCGAGGCGGCCGAGGCATCCACCGCAGGCGACGGATTGGGCTTCGCGCTGGGCAGTGGAATCGCCTGCATCGACCTCGACCACTGCTACGACTCGCGCGGATACCTCGCCGACTGGGCCAAATGCCTCATCGCGCCGGTCGAGGGAAAGACATGGATCGAGATAAGCCCCGGCGGCGACGGCCTGCACATCTGGGGACTGATGCCGGAACGCGCCGGAATCAAGGTGCGGGGCATCATGAACGCCGAAGCCTACAGCCAAGGACGCTACGTCACGGTCACAGGACGCACGTTCCGCGATTCGCCGGCCAGATTGGCCGACCTCACGTTCCTTTTCACCCTGCTCGACAGACTCGGATGACCTTACGAAGGGAGGAAGCATGGCCAAGGACGCGGCCTCCCACCGTATGCCGGCCGGACTGATCAAAAACGGCCGCGGCCAACGGCTCTGGCGCGACATCACCGCGAAATGGGAGCTCACCGAAAGCGAGTACCGCACACTGGAGAACGCCTGCTACACCGCCGACCGCATCGGACGCATTCGCAGGGCCCTTGGCGACGAGCTCACCACCGAGGGAAGCCAGGGACAGCTCGTCGTGCACCCGCTCCTGCCCGAACTGCGCCGCGACGAGACCCATCTGGCCGACCTGCTCAAACGCATCGACATGCCGGAACCCGAGGAACAGTCCGAGGACGCTTCGGCGGACGGCGGCAGATCCAGCCAGATGCGCGCCACCGTCAACAAACGATGGCACGACAGCAAATGGGAGAAAGCCTACGGCTGATGGCAAGACTACGCAGCAACCTGAAGGCCGCCGCGTTCATCCCAAGCCGCGAAAGCGAGATCCGCGAGATCTCCAACTGGTATCGGGACATGCTCGCCGACGAACCGGCGCCGCAATGGAACACCGACCCGATACTTATCGGACCGACATGGCGCCGTGACGAGCATGGGTGGATCCTCCCGCGGGTGACGCTCGGCTGGCAGTTCCTCGGATGGAGCGGCTACTGGCTTCGCGACTCATCCAAAGGACTGCCGTGGAAGTGGACCAGCGAACAAGCGCGTTTCTGGCTGTGGTTCTGGGCCCTGGACGACCACGGACGCCCATTGCACGACAACGCCGTGCTGCAGCGGCTCAAAGGCTGGGGCAAGGACCCGATGGCGGCCGGAGGGGCATGCGGCGCGTGCTTCGCCCCATTGACGTTCGACCATTGGGATCCCGAGAGCGGAGATCCGGTCGGCAGGGACGAGCCGAACGCGTGGGTGCAGGTGTGCGCGGTCAGCCAGGAACAGACCAAGAACACCATGAAGCTCCTGCCCGGCCTCCTGCCTGCGTCCACACGCAAGTACTACGGCATCCAATTGGGCAAGCTCAACATGTACGCGATGGGAGACAGCCGGCAGATCGAGGCGGTCACCAGCTCGCCGTTGGCGTTGGAGGGCGGACGTCCGACATTCGTGATCCGCAACGAGACGCAGAACTGGAACTCGTCCAACGGCGGCAGCGACATGGACGGCGTGCTTTCCGGCAACGCGGCCAAACGCGAGGAGGGCGTCGCGGTCAAGATGCTCGACATCTGCAACGCCTACCGCGATGGCGAGGACAGCGTCGGACAGAGGGTGCGCGAGGCATGGGACGGAACCCAAGGCGACCCCGACAGCGACGACGAGGGCAAGCGTCCGAAATACATGGACTTCGGCCTGCTCTACGACTCGTTGGAAGCCGCGCCGGACAGTCCGATGACCGAGGACACGATAGGCAAGGTCATCGAGGACGTGCGCGGCGACAGCACCTGGCTGTCCATCGAACGCATCAGCAAGGAAATCCTCAACCCGAAGAACCCGGTGAGCGAATCCCGGCGCAAATGGTACAACCAGTCCACCGCGCCGGAAGACGCGTTCGTCACCCACCAGGAATGGGACCAGAACGAACACCCGGAGCTTTCGCTCGAACACGGTGAGCGCATCAGCATGTTCCTCGACTGCTCGCTCAACGACGACAGCACGGCGCTCGTGGCCTGCCGCGTCTCCGACGGATTCGTCAAACCATTGGGCTTGTGGCAGAAACCGGCCGGTGAGCGAGGAAAGGACTGGCGCGTGCCCAGGGAAAGCGTCGACGACGCGGTGCGCGCGGCGTTCCACGCGTACGACGTGGTCGGATTCTTCGGCGACCCCAGCCACGTGCTGGACTCCGAAACAGGCCTGAGATACTGGGATGCCCTGTTCGACCGGTGGCACCGCGACTACGGGCGCCGGCTCAAGACATGGGCCGTCCCGTCCGGCCGGGACAGGCACGCCGTCATGTTCGACATGATCAACACGGACATCCAACGCAGGTTCGTCACCGCCGTCGACCAGGCGTACACCGACATCGCGGAGGGAGACTTCCCCCACGACGGCGACGCCAGGCTGCGCCTGCATATGCTCAACGCCAGACGCCAGCCCACAAGGGTCGGCATGAGCATCGCCAAGGAAAGCCGCGAGTCGAAACGCAAGATCGACCTCGCGATATGCGCCATCGGAGCGCGCATGGTCAGACGCGAATACCTGAACAGGAACTCCAGAAGCGGAGGAGGACAGCTATGGTGACCACCGGCTACGACAACGAGAAGCAGGCGTTCGAAGCGCTGAGCACGCTGCTCATCCCGGCGTTCGACAACGAGACGCCGAAACTCAACAGAATCGACCGCTGGTGGCGGTGGAACCCCAAGCCCATCCGCCTGAACGCCGGGGCGACCATGGAACACCGCATGCTGCGCGACATGGGCGAGACCCCATGGCTCGGCCTCGTCGTCACCACGCTCGCCCAGACCCTCTACCTGGAAGGCGTGGACTCCGAGACGCAGGACACCGGGGACGCTCAACGCTTCTGGGAGCCATGGCAGCGCAACCGCATGGGCGAACGCCAGATCGCGCTGCACCGCGAGGCCATCGCCTACGGCACCGCATACACGGCGGTCCGGGGCGAGGAATCGTCGGACGAACTCCACGCCCGCATCGACTGCTGGAGCCCCCGCGACGCGATCGCCCTCTACGACGACCCCGCATCCGACAACTGGCCGCAGATCTTCATGCGACGCCGCAAACTCGACGACCATGCCGTCGAATACCAGCTCTGGGACTCACGGAACATCTGGACATGGCGCAAAACCGGCGGCACATGGCAATTCGACGGCCAGACGCCACACGGCGTGACCGCACCGGACGGCAACCCGGTATGCCCGATCGTCAGATACTGCAACCAACGCGACCTGCAGGGCCGCGTGCCCGGAGAGGTCGAACCATACATCCGCATGGCCAGCCGCCTGAACAAGGACAACTACGACCGCATGCTCGCCCAGCACTACAACAGCTGGAAAGTCAAAACCGCTACCGGCCTCGACATGAGCGGACTGACCGAAGCGGAAAAGGAAGCCAAAAAACTCCAGATCGAACACGACAGCGTCCTCGCCGGAGGCATGGACGTGAAATTCGGAAGCCTCCCCGAAACCGACCTCGCCAACATCGTCGCAGCAAAAACCAGCGACGTCGAGGAACTCGCCGCCGTCAGCCAAACCCCGACCACGGCGTTCGGCAAGATGACCAACGTCGGCGACGCCGGCATCGAGGAATCCAGAGCGGGCTTCTACGCGAAACGCAACGAACGCCGCCGCGCCTTCGGCATCAGCCACATGGATACGCTCCGACTCGCCTCAGCCGCCGAAAACCGACCCGACGACGCCGCCAACTTCCACCTCTTCCCCAAATGGGAAGACACCGACACAAGAACCATCAGCCAAGCAGTCGACGCACTCGGCAAAGCCGTCCAAATGCTCCACGTCCCCGACCAACTCGTCTGGGACATGATCCCCGGCATCTCCAAACCACAAGCCGACGCATGGCGCGAATACGCCGCACAACACCCCACAGCCGACGACATCGCAACCCAAATCCAAATCGGACAACTCAACGGAAACGGGGCATACGATGGCATCAACAGCTAAAGGCACCCTCCTGACCGACCAGCACCGCAGACGACAGGTCGCGCTCGCCATCACCGCGGACAGCCAGATGCGACGCGTGTGGGACAACACCCTCGACGTGAACGACCTCGACCGCACGCAGCCGATCTGGAAGAAGGCGATGCTCGACCTGCTCGGACAATGGTGGAAGGTCAGCGCCGACACGGCCGCCCAATACCTGCCTCGCTTCCGCAAAGCCGAGACGGGCGACGGCGACATACAGGTCGGAGTGCCCCGCTTCGACCGGAGCCAAACCGGGAAACAGTTCGAATGGGGAGGCGTGGCGAACATCCTGTGGCACGTGGCCATGGGGCAGACGCAGGAGGCCGCGTACGCGGCCGCACGCGAACTGTTCATCGGCATGTTCCACGAGGCCGTGCTCACCGGAGGACGCCTCACCCTGCAACAGTGGGCCGCCAAGGACGCGCGCGCCATCGGATGGCGGCGCGTGTCCGACGGGCATCCATGCGCGTTCTGCGCGATGCTCTGCAGCCGCGGCCCCGTGTACACGAGCGAACAGAAGGCCCTACGCCGCCAGACGGACGGCGAGAAGTTCCATCCGCATTGCGGATGCACCGTCGAAGTGGTGTACGGCGACTGGAACCCCTCCGACAAGGAGAAACAGTGGATCGACAACTACTACGATGCCGCCGAAAGCCTGCCCAAAGGCACCGCGAGAACATACGACCAGATTCTGCCGGTCATGCGCAGGACCGGAGACTACCGTGACTCGCACAGTTACAGAAGCACGCCCGAATACCGTGCGAAAATCAGCAAGGAACGCGCCGAAAAACGCAGGGAGGTCCTCAGGAAACGCGAAACCGAACTCTCCAAGGTCCTCGCGCATCCCGGAAAGTCGATGAGCATCACGCAGGCCGACAGGGGAACGTCCAATCCCGGATTCGCCGACCACAAGTGGGGATGCTCCACCAACTGCCAGTCGTGCGTCGTCGCATATGACGCCCGAAGGAAAGGCTACGACGTCGAGGCCAGGGCGAGGACCAGCTTAACGCAGGACAGACTGTCGGAAAACCCGAACAGCATGTGGGTGGACCGCGCGACCGGGCTGCATCCACGTATCCTCGCCGTCGGCAGCCCGAACCGCGGCAATGTCGTTGACAGGATCGAACGGCATGTCGGCATCGGCCAGCGCTGGTGCATGCATTTCGGATACACGAACCAGCATGCGCAGGGCCACATCGTCATCATCGAACGCCCCTCGGCACGCACCAACGGAGTCGAACCCATCGTCATAGACCCGCAGAACGGCAAAATATCCAGATTGGATGACTACCTCGATAGGGATATCATCGATGTGAGAAGCGTGCGCATGTTCCGTGTCGACGACAAGGACATCGTCAGGGACCACGCGTACGAGATCATCAAACCGAAGAAGGCGATGCGACGATGAAAACAAGACGCGAACTGGACAAGGCCGCCGACGAATTCGCCAAGCATCACGGCGTCATACTGCACGAGCCCGAAGGAATATACGACGGACTGGCACTCTACTACTACACCTGGCCGGGAATGGCAAAAGGCGGATGCTACGGCCCGCCGGCATACATCCTCGTCAACGTCGAAACCGGCGAAGCGCAGTGGGAAGCCAACACGGACCTCGACAAGTACATCTCCAACGAGGTCCGCAGAAACCTCAAGCCAATGCCGGAAGCCTAAAAGCCGAACATCACATCTTTAGCCCATCGGGAAGCCCCGACGGGCTTTTTTCATGCCCGCAGGACGGGCGGCAACAAAAGGAAGGAGCCCACAGTGGCAGACGACAACCAGCAGGACAGCAACGTCCAGAACGAACCCGACGGCACCCAACAGTCCGAACCGGACACGAACAACACGGAAGGACAGACGGACGGCCAGCAGGAGCCGCAAGCCCCATGGGAACGCGAAGGACAACAGTTCGACCCAGCCACCGCATGGAAACTCATCCAGAACCTCCGCGAGGAAAACGGCACCCTCAAACACAAGAACGGCGAACTCGCCGACAAGAACCGCGCATACGAGGACGCCAAACTCACCGAAACGGAGAAAACCCAACGAGACCTCGACGAAGCCAACCAGAAGATCGCACGCCTCGAAGCCGACAACGCCTGGAGCCGCGCGCTCGCCGCTCACCCGCAGTTGACGGCCGAAGACCGCGAACTGGTGGGAGAGGGAACCCCGGAGCAAATCGAGGCGAGGGCGGCGAAGCTCGCCGCGCGATACGCCGCGCAGGCCACGGCGCAGCAGAAGCCGGATCTTCGCAATCCGGCGAACCGGGCGAAGCCCACGGGAGGAATGGACCCGACCAAGCCGTCACGTCCGTCCGACTGGATGCGCGACGCCTTCGACAACAACGACTGACCGCCATACAAGGAGCAGACAATGGCAGACAATTTCAATTCCAGCATCCAGCGCAACGACCTCGGACAGGCCCTCATCCCCGACGAGATCAGCCAGGAGATCATCCAGACCATGCCGGAGAAGAGCGTCATGCTCACCCGCGCGAAGCGTATGAGGATGAGTACCAAGAAGAAGACCCAGCCGGTCCTCGCCACCCTTCCGGAAGCGTACTGGGTGTCCGAAGGCGGACTCAAGGAGACCACCAAGAGCGGTTGGGAGGACGTGAACATCACCGCCGAGGAACTCGCGGTACTCGTCCCGATTCCGGACTCCGTACGCGAGGACGCGTCCATCAACCTGTTCGAGACCATGAAGCCGCTGATCGCCGAGGCGTTCGGCAAGAAGATCGACCAAGCCGCCATCTTCGGCGTGGACAAGCCGTCCACGTGGGGCAATGACATCCTCGCCGGCGCGAAGAACGCCAAGAACACCATCACCCAGGGCACCGGCAAGGACCTTGCCGCCGACGTGGCGTCCCTCGGCAAGACCCTCGCGAAGGAAGGCTACGCAATCAACGGCTTCGCCAGCAAGCCCGGCCTCAACTGGGAGCTGACCGAACTGCGCGACGCGAACAACCGTCCCATCTACACGCCGAACCTGACCGACAAGCAGCCGGCCAACCTGTACGGATACCCGTGCAACGAGGTCCTCAACGGCAGCTGGGACGATTCCAAGGCGGTGCTTCTGGCCGCCGACTGGTCGAAATTCATCGTCGGCATCCGACAGGACATCACCTACAAGGTGTTCGACCAGGGCGTCATCTCCAACTCCGCCGGCGCCATCGTGTACAACGCGATGCAGCAGGACAGCCAGATCATGCGAGTGGTCATGCGCGTCGGCTTCCAGGTCGCCAACCCCGTCACCCGCGTGGCCAAGAAGGGCACGCAGTATCCCGCCGGATTCATCGTCCCGGCCGCGGCCGCCTCTTCCGAATCCCGCTGACGAGGAGGCGCATGATGGCGCGTGAACCATTCGCCACCATCCCGCAGCTGGCCGAATGGCTCGGCGAAGACATCGACGAGAAGTCGGCCGACGGCAAACGCGCCGCCATGGCGCTCAGATTCGCATCCAACCGCATCCGCGCATACACGCGGCGCGAATGGTCCGGACCGGACCTGCCGGAGGACCTGCAGGACGTGTGCATCACCTGCGCCGGCCGCCTGTGGAGCAATCCGAACGCGGAAACGCAGTGGACGCGCCAGATCGACGACGCCATGGACGGCGGAAGCCGGAAGGTCGACGAGGCCGGCGCCTACCTGACCGCCAGCGAGAAGGAGACGCTCGACCAGCTCGTGGCCGACCAGTCCCCGGCCATCGCCGGCCTCGGAATCCTGCACTCCACCAGAAACGAATCCGCCAACACGGACATGAACCGGTATTGGACGGACGACGAGGACGGCGAACCGTTCCTCATGATGAAGGTGACGGGATGAGCAACAGGACGCTGACGAGAATGCGCCGATGGGCGGAAAACCTCATGACCGACCGGATACGCGTCACCGCGCCCGGCACGGTCACGGTCGACCCGTCCACCGGAGCCGAAACCGTGTCCCAACACGTCGTCTACGACGGCAAGGGAAAAGTGCAGACGGCCGGCGGCATCGCCGGACAGCAGCACAACGTGAACGGCGACGGCTCAGTCGGAGCGTTCATCCCCGAATGGGGCCTCTACCTCCACCTTCCCGTCACTGCCACGACGCCGCGCGAGGGATACGAGGCGACCGTCGTGGAATCGGCCGACCCGGCACTCGTCGGACGCCGATACCGGCTCGTGAACATGCAATCCGAAAAGACGCACGCCACCGCCAGAAGATGGAACGTGCAGGAGATCCCGATGGAAGGAGGCTCATAGTGCGCATCGACTCCCATGAGCTCGACGAACTGGCGAGAAAACTCACCGTCGCGAGCGTCCGCGCGCCGATCAAAGCGGCCAACGCCGTCAAGAAAGGCGCGCAGAACATCAAAACCGCGGTCAAAGCGGATCTCGCGTCGAGCAGCCATTCGAGCTTCCGCCGAATACCCATCGCCTACGAGATCAAAACCGAAGGCATGAGGGTCGAGGCGGACATCGCGCCGGTCAAGACAGCAGGCGGCCTCGCCAACATCGCGTTCTTCGGAGGCGCCCATGGCGGAGGAGGCACCCACCGCTTCTACGAACACGGCGAACAAGAGTCCTCCCCCACCGCCCGATACGTCGAGGAAGCCGGGGCAAGCCTATGACCGACTTCCTGAAGGTCAGGGAATCCGTCCTCCGGCTCGTCGGCGAGATCCGCGGCTGGGACGTGTACACGGACGGCATCGCCCCAGCCGGCAAAACCCCACCATGGGTCGTCATCGGACTGACCGAAACCAGCCGCACCCACACGGAAAGCCAATCCACCGACCTGCACATCGGCAGACTCGACATCCGCATCGTCGCACGAAGCCAGACAAGCGTCGACACACTCGCCTCGCATCTCACGGAAAGACTCGACGGAGCCCTCTCCGACATGCCGGGATTGTCCCCGCTCATCGGAGACGTGGACACCGGCAGCACCCCAAGCGACCTGACCGACCCGGACACCGGCACGCCATACATGATGCGCGTGCTCACATGGCGGGTCGGCTGGCCGGAAACAACATGAAAGGAAACACCATGCAGAAAGTCCCAGCACATCTCGGAGACGGCGAATTCCGAACCATCATGGTCGAGGAATCCGGCATCAAGGACTACACCAACCCCACCGTCACCGAACTGAACAACTCCAACAACCTCGACCTGAGCCCCTACCTGTCCGCGACCGGCTGGCACCTCACCCACAGCCAGGACATGGTCGACGACGACCGCGAATCCTCCGCGACCGTCGGACAGATCCCCGGACAGGAAAAATTCACCGACGGCAGCATGGACCTCATCGACAACGTCAACACCACCGACGCGAAGGAATACAACAAAGCCGTCGACACGCTCACCTGCGGCAAACGCTGCTGGATCGTCCGCCGCCGAGGAAAGACCGTGGACGCCCCGTTCGAGGCAGGAGACGTGATCTCCGTGTACCTCGTGACCATCGGCATCAAAATCCCGGTCGCCCACAGCATCAACAGCCGCCAGATGAGCACCATCAACTTCAGTGCCGACCCATGCAGCAAGGAAGAAACCATCACCGTCATCGCAGCGGGCAGCGAGTAGTCCACCACAGCGCCCCGCGCATCCAGGTCCGTCCGACACGGGGCGCCACCAAAACCGAACGGACCAACAAACAGACAAGGACAAACACATTGAAAATCACCATCACCCGCCCGACCGGCCAACACCGCATCATCACCGACATGCAGGCACTCGCGGAAAGCGTGCGCCTCGGTAACAGGATCATCGAGCTTGATGCCACGGCGGATTCGACCGAGGCAGAGGCGTCCGAACGCCGCAAGGAGCAGGACGCCATCCGCAAGCAGCTGGACTCGTTGTTGAAAAGCGTCGAACACAGGACGCTCGTTGTCACGCTCCGCGGCCTGAACTCCAGCCAGTGGGCGCAGATCACCCTCAAAAACTCCAAGACCGTGCAGGGGCGGGTGGTCAAGGACCTTCCCGCCATCGCGAAGGAAGCTGCGCCGCTCATGATGGAATCCGCCGAATGGGCAGACGGCGATGATGTGGAGTTCACCGGCGAGGAGTTCTCTAATCTCATCGATTCGATGACCGACAGTCAAGTCAATGCGCTCATGCAGACCGTGCAGGAGCTCAACACCCCGGTGGTCGAAATCCCAAAAGAGTTGACGCGGCTGGCCTAGCGGACCGGCTCGAGCATGCGCCGGCCCTGATTAACGACTTGCGGTGCGCGCGACGTCTCGGCATCAGCCTGAAACGATGGCTCGGATGGATGCCTTCGGAGGATGATTCCATCGAATGGGATGAGACCGAACGCGACTGGATGCGCGCGCTCGACATGTACGAGAAACTCCATGAATGTCCGTTGTGCGGACTGAGCGTCGACCTGTGCCACGACCAGGGCAAGGTGGACCGGCTGTTCGCCGGAGCGCAGGTTGAGACCTGCTGGATCACGTTCCAGCGAGAACGCGCCATGCGCAAATACGAGGAATCCGGCACGGTGCTTGCCCCGCACGCGCAGACCGCGAACCTCATCCCGAGAAACTAGAAGAAGGAGATGCCGACGATGGCGTTGAACGAGAACATCATGATCCGCCTGTCGGCCGATACCTCCAACTATTCCACGAAGATGGCCGCCGCGAGCACGCAGGCGGAGAAGCTCTCCACCGCGTTGGAGAAGCCGGGCAGTAAATCCCGCATCGCCACGAATCTTATGGCGGGAATGGGATTGGCCGCCGTCGCTTTGGGCGTTTCGGCCACGAAGATGGCCGCGGACTTCGACCAGAGCATGAGCACCATCCAAGCCGACCTGCAGGCATCCGACGGTGACATGCGGAAGCTGCGTGCCGCGGCCATCCAAGCGGGCGCCGACACCGTCTACAACGCTAACGAAGCCGCCGACGGCATCGACGCGTTGGGCAAGGCCGGCCTGTCCACCACGGACATCCTTTCCGGCGGCCTGTCCGGAGCGTTGAACTTGGCCGCGTCCGACGGAATGCAGGTCGGCGAGGCCGCAGAACTGATGAGCACCACGCTCAAGCAGTTCAACCTCGAGGGCTCCGACGCGGGCAAGGTCGCGGACGCGCTGGCCGCCGGCGCCGGCAAGGCCGTCGGATCCGCGCACGACCTAGGCCTCGCATTGAACCAGGCCGGTCTGATGGCGAACAGCATGGGCGTGAGCATGACCGAAACAGTCGGCACACTGTCCGCGTTCGCCAACGCCGGCATGATCGGCTCCGACGCGGGCACCTCGTTGAAGACGATGCTCCAACGCCTGTCCAACCCCACCAAGGAGGCACAGGCGCAGATGGACGAGCTGGGCATCAGCGCATACGACGCGTCCGGCCAGTTCGTCGGCCTGGAGAACTTCGCCGGCCAGCTGAAGACCTCGATGAGCGGGTTGACGCAGGAGCAACGCAACGCCGCGTTGAGCATCATCTTCGGCTCCGACGCGGTACGCGCCGCGAACGTCCTGTACTCGGAAGGCTCCGACGGCATCGCCGGATGGACGAAGGCCGTGTCCGACAGCGGGTTCGCGGCCGACGTCGCGTCGAAGAAGAACGACAACCTCAAGGGCGACGACGTCGAACAGCTCTTCGGCAGTTTCGAAACCCTGATGATCAATCTCGGCGAGGGTTCGCAGGGCGTGCTCCGCAACCTCGTGCAGGGATTGGACACGCTTGTCAACGCATTCTCGTCCCTGCCGGCCCCGGTCCAGCAGGGCGCGCTCGCCATGACCGCCGCGGTCGGCGGCGCCATCGCATTGCACAAGGCGTTGGGGCCGTTGGAGAAAACCTCCGGCACGGCCGGCAATGCGATCGCCATGCTCATCGACCCGATACAGCGTGCCAGGACGGCGGCCCCGCAGCTGGCCGAAGGACTGATGCAGGTCGGCTCGTCCATGGGTGCGGCCATGAGCGACATCGCCACCGGAACCGTCACCATCGGCAAGGGCGAGACCGCTCTCAACGGTCTGAAAAAAGCCGGTTCCGGCGTCATCGACCTGCTGGGAGGGCCGTGGGGCGTCGCCATCACGGCAGCAGCCGCGGTGTTGGGAACGTTAATCTCCGAACAGCAGAAAGCCCAGGAACGCGCAAGCCAACTATCGACCGCACTGCAGGACGGAACATCCGCCATCCAGTACTACGACAAGGCGCTGGCCGACTCCAGCGGGGCGAAAGTCACCGACAACTGGCTCTCACGCCTCGTAACCGGATACGACAACGTGTGGCAGGCCGTCGACAAGGTCGGCATCAAACACGCCACATTCATCAGCGCCATCAAAGGCGAGAAAAACGCCGTCAGCGAAGTCTACAAGGAGATCGACGCATACCGCAGCAAACTCGCCGACCAAGGCAACATGGTCACGGGCAACGAATACCGCGTCATCTCCCAAAGCCTCACGGAACTGCAAGGCAACTACAAAAACGCCGAAATCTCAGCAGCCGACCTCGCACAAGCCGACAAGGAAGCCACCCAGGCAAGCCTTGACAAGACCGGAGCCCTCCTGACAGGAGCCGACGCGGCCAACCAGTCGGCATCCAGCTCGCAGGATGCGGCCAGCGCCGACGACATCCTCGCCGAAGCGTTCGGAGCGACCAAAGATGCCGCCAGCGACACGGCAGGAGCACTGTCCGAAGTCATCGACGCGATGGAAACCTACTACGGGTTCGCCATCAGCTCATCCGATGCGCAAGTCGACCTCGCAGACAAGATCGCATCCGCGAACGACACCATCGGGAAGAATGCCAAGACCCTCGACCTGAACACGGAAGCAGGACGCAAGAACCAGAGCGCGTTGAACGACATCGCCGACGCGGCGCTCAAATGCGCCAAAGCGCAAGCCCAGAACGGAGACAGCCTCAACGACATCTACCCGAACATCGACAAGGCGCACGACGCGTTCACCAGCCTCATGCAATCCCTCGGCAAAACACCGGAGGAAGCCGAGGCCGCCGCACAAGCCTACGGACTCACACGCGACGCGGTGGACGACCTCGTCACCAGCCTGCAAGCCACCCCCGACTCGAAAACAATCGAAGTCACAGTCACCGGCGATGCAGTCGCCAAATTCGAACAGGTCAAACTCGCGGCCAAGGAGACACCGGACGGCAAGCACGTCACCATCAGCGGAGACAACACCGACCTGATGAAAAAGATCGCCCAAGCCGCAAACGTGGAAATCGACCCGAAAACCGGCACCCTCACCCTGGACAGCGACCAGTACATGATCGCCCTCGCCATCGCGAACGGAGCCAAAATCGACGACAAGACAGGCTACCTCAAAGGTGACAATTCCGATGCGATGAACAAATTCCTCCAAACCCAAGGATGGAAACTCAACGACAAAGGATTCATCGTCAACGCGAACGGCGACCCCGCCATGAGCGTGCTCACCAACCTGAGCAACTACCAGATCGCCGACAAATACTTCCAAATCCACGGAAGCTACGTCGACGAATCAGGGGGCACATACTCATCCAGCGGATACCGTCCGAAAAACGCCACAGGCAACATCCCGACAGGAGCCACCGGCGGCCTCTACGACGGCAACCAATTCAGATACGCCAACGGAGGCTACGCCTTCAACGGCTACGTCGACCCGAAATGGGCGCCAGGCACCGCGACCAGCGACAGCGTCTACCTCGACAACGGCCGCATCGCACGAGGCGAATACGTCGAAAACGCACTCGCCACCAGCTATTACGGCGTCGACTTCATGGACGCGCTGAACCGGCGCGCCATCCCACGCGAAGCCCTCACACCCACCAACACGCAAAACGTGTCAGTGACCGTGGACACGGCCAGCGTCGTCGCCGCAATCACAAGCCTGCACGCCGACCTCGGCAACATCATCTCCGAACACGACGGAGGAGAAAACGTCACATACCGCGATCTCGTAAGGATGATACGCAAATGCATGCGCTGACGTACCGCAGCCACGACGGACACGCCGTCGACCTCTACTGCGAACGAACATGGACACCGAACCTCACCGAAATCAGATCCACACAATGGAACTACACACTCGGCACCAGAGGAATCACAGGATCCAGCAGAACCGCGACGGAAACCACCATAACCGTCACAACACTCAACCCCAACGACCTCGACCAACTCCAAGCACTGGCCGACATGGACGTCGAGTCGCTTTCACCCGGAACACTCACCATCAACAACGAATGGACGCAAAAAGCATTCATCGTCGGAACCAACGTGCAAACGCCAATACCCAGCCCAGCGCTCGCCGTCGTCACGTTCAGGATCGTGTTGTGCTACGGCCTGTGGCGTCATCGTCTGCCGACGCAGCGGTTCGCCCCGATGGCCGCGGATTCGGGAAGCGTGCTTGACATGCCATATGATCTGCCAGCCGACCTGGCCTGTCCCAAAACGATCCAGCGGATTTCGAATCCCACGGTTTCCCCGTGCGGGTTTGTCTGCAGGATCTTCGGACAGGCCACGAACCCGCAGTTCACCGTCGGTGGGAACCTCTACCGCTTCGACGACGTGACGGTGCCGTCCGACGGGTACATGACGGTCATAGGCACGCCATTGGAGAAAAGCATCAAGGTGACCGACGCGAACGGGGATGTGGCGGACTGTTTCTCCAGTGGGGCGCGAGGAGTCGGGAAGGGATGTGGAACATACTGTTTCGAGCCGATACCCTCCGGTGAGAACATCCTGACATGGTCCGGGGGATTCACCATCGAATTCGACTTGTACGAAAGCTCGGGGGCACCACCATGGTCGACGTTATCCTAGCCGACGCGAATATGAAACCGGTCTGCTGCTCCGCCGGCGCGGCCCTAGATTGGGCGGCGGGGAGCAGTGAGAACGATTTCGAACTGTCCATTCCGGGAACCGAATGCGAACTCGGATGGTATTTCTGGATCGACGGCACCGATATCGGAGGGCGAGTGACCGATCGAAGAAGCGTCGTATCGGGAACGACGTCGGACGTCTCATGGCTCGGAACGAGCTGGACCGGACTGTTGTGCGGGAAAATACTTTCCCCGGATCCGAAACAGGATTACCTCGTCGTTTCCGGCAGCCTGTCCGAAGTGCTTTCCTCGCTGGTCAAAAGAATCGGATTGGAGAAAGTGTTCACGGTGCGCGCCGGAACGAAGAACCCCACCCTGTCCGGATACAAATTCCAGAATCCACGCTACGTCGACGCCTACACCGGCATCAGTGCGATGCTGGAATCCTGCGGCATGCGATTGGACTTCACCGCCAAGGACAACCGCATCGTCATGTCCGGCCAGCCGGTACGCACCATCGACGGCACCTTGGATTCCGACCTAGTCGATTTCACCGCGGAGACATGCCATCGGACGGTGAACCATCTGATCGGCTTGGGACAGCAGGAACTCGCCAACAGGCTTGTGAGCGAATGGTACGCGGACAAGGACGGAAAGGTCTCGCAGAAGCAGACGCTTTTCGGTGTCGACGAAGTGGCAGAGGTCTACGATTATTCGTGCGCTGAGATGCAGACGCTGTCCGACAATACGCGCAAACGATTGCAGGAGCTTCAGTCGGGCGGCAAGGTCGACGTGACCCTGCCGAACGATGCCGACTCGCTCATGCTTGGTGACGGTGTGGTCGTGTCTGACAGGAACTCCGGTCTGAGCCTGACCGCGAAGGTCACCAAACGCATCGCGAAGGTCAACGGCGGCATCCTCGACATCACATACGAGGTAGGCCAGCCGGACGATACCGAATCGTCGGGGAGCAGATCATCGGGATCGTCTGTCACGATGACGTCCGGCGGAACGTACACGGCGGGCAAGGGCATCGACATCGCCGGCAACGTCATCAGCGCGGAAGTCGCCAATGCAGACCTTGAATCATTCCGGACGCAATCGGACGCCAAATACCAAGTCAAGGGCTCGTACCTATCGGGTCTCTCCATCGGATCCGTGACGACGCTCCAGCCAGGCGCGTCAGCGTTGGCCACATTGACGGGCGCCGGCAGCGACAAGACCCTCGATCTAAGCATTCCACGTGGCGAGACAGGCGAGCGGGGACTGCGTGGAGAGACGGGACTGCCCGCATTGACCGCCGGCCGGACCTATTCCGGCTCATGGGATCTGGATGCGACATCGGTGTTCTCGGCGGACACGCTATGCCTCAACAGGATTCCGACGGTCGGTGAGAGATTCTTCGCACTGACCGGAGGTGGGAAGACCCTGACGTATTTCACGGTCTCTAAGGTCGACGTGGCGGACGTCACGATCAAATGCGTGAGCAACACGACGCTGACCGGCAGCAAAGGAGACAAAGGCGAGAAGGGAGACCCTGGCCCACAGGGCCCGAAGGGACCTCCCGGCAACAGCGCGAGCATGACCGACGCGGAGATATTCCTTATCGCATGGCCGGTCGGAAGCATCTACATGTCCGGAACGGCCATCGACCTTGCCGCGACTTTCGGTGGAACATGGGTGGAACTGCCGTCGACCGGCCCATTCACGTATCAAAGAACAAGTTAGAAGGAGGCTTTCCGTATGGGAAGGCAGACCGGTTATTCGAAACTGACATGCGACAGGTGCGGTAGAACGGCGTTTCTGCAATCCGGGAACGCCGACGCGCAATCTTGGTACGACGTTAACCATCTGACGTCCACATCGGCGGCATCGGCCCAACCGCCAAGCACATACACGCTTTGCGGGGACTGCTACAAGGCGTTCCAGTCCTTCGCCGCCACAGCGGACGCGGAGTTCGAGAAATGGGTGAAGGACGCCGACAGGGAGGAACAGTCATGACAATCGAACTTGTGGACGGCAAGGCCGGGACCGCACATATCAGCAGCGAGGACAAGGCGATTATTCACCAGGCCAAGTTCGGCGCGTCCGACATGGTGTTCGAATGGGGCGACGCCATGTCGTGCACCATGCAGTCGGCGAACAAGGCCGTCATCGGTACAGGGTGCGCGTCGATCCAGGGATTGGATTGGCATATCACCAATCCTGAGACCGTCACGATACAGTCCGGGTCGAGCGGCAAGAACCGCAATGACATCATATGCGCGCATTATCACCGCGAGACGTCAACTGGTGTGGAAAAAGTGGAACTGGTGGCGTTCAAGGGCGTTCCTAGCGATGGCGCGGCCGTTGATCCGACGATACCATCCGCGAAAATTCTTAACGGGGCCGCGGACGCGTACATGCCCCTCTGGCGCATCCCGCTGACCGGCATCACTGCCGGAACGCCAGTGCGTTTGTTCAATAAACGGTATGCTTTGTGGGATTCCGTAAACCAGATCCACCCGGTTGGCTCGGCGGTATTCCTGGTCAGCGGTCAGACGCCGAAGTCG